CAATCGTTGAACCAATGGCTGCACCTGCTGGACCTCCCAGAACTGTGCCAGCTGCTGTTGATAGTACGTTAAATGCTGCGCCACCTGTTGCACCCATTATGTTATCTCCACGTGGTATCCAATACCAATTACTGTCATGGGTCCAGGTAGCGCCTGACTAACGGTCACGGTTTCTCTGGGGTCCCAAGTAGGCCGGGTATGGAAGATGTGCACACCGGTTTGTGGCGGCACAGTTTGTCCTAAGGTATAAGCCCCTGCATTTACCAGGGGAACTGGCTGGTCATCAACCGTCATGTACAGTGAGTCTAGACATCACGAATGTATTTCTCTTGGTAAAGATTGTCGCCATCTTGTGTTGGCGTATAGACCGGCATGGGTTGAAGTTTTGGCTTAACAAAGATGCCGATATCTACACTGCTGTATTCTTTCTCGACGTTCGTTGCGCCAGTTTCATCAACAAAGAACGGTCCGGTGGTGACACCATTTGCAATGGCGTATACCTGCTGGCCTGCGAGATGGGTAAGCCCTGTGACTGCCCCAGTTGCATTTGATGATGTGTTAGTCGTGGCATCAGTGTACGTTTCAAAGTCAAACCGCTCGAGCATCAGCCTGGTCTCTAAGTCACTAATCACACTGGTAAACTCAGGTGTTGTGACAACCGTTGCTTCCGTTCTTTGTAGTCTAATCCAAAACAGCTGTTCGTACTCTATACCAGAGAGTGTTAAATCTTGCGGCACCCAACCAGAGACATCGGCAAAGGTCCAGCTAATTGCACCATTACCTGTCATACCTGAAGTGCCATCGGTGGGAGTAAAGGTTTCCCACTGACCATTTGCATTTAAGTATTCAAAGGTTAATAATACATCTGCACTCGATACCGTACCTAGCGTAAACGTCATCTCTCTAAAGGGTATCGGGTGTGCTGCAACCAGGTAGTTGTCGTCCTCAGTGAAGATAGCATTGGTGGCCGCTGCCTGGTCCAGCAGGTCAAATCCTGCAAACGTTGAATCTGAAATCCATAAGTAATCGAGCTTGTCTGTACCGCCTGAACCTAGATTAGAAACTTGTCTCTCCACAATGCTAGAGGCTTGGCAAGAGTCAGCAATAACTTGCCTGAATTTTCCAGGGGTTGTGCGAAGTGACCACCCCATCACGGCCTCTTCCATTAAAGTGTTAAGCATTAACATCGAACCGTTTTCTTGAGTTGCCAGATATAATCTCGCTTGAACATTTAATGGTTCCCAAGTTCCATTGCTGCTGATTTTCTCAACAAGATGAGAGCTTAACAAGGTAGCCGGTTGCGCCACATATTTGGCTGACTGGGTCTCATAACCCACATGCATTATCTGCGTCTTGTTGAGTGAGCCATGAAAGATTCGGTTGTCGATGACGACGGCTTCCACTTCTCCAGCTGGCGACTGACAGTTAGGAGGTGCATAGAAATTACCAGGAGTAATAGCATTTTCAACAAGTGGTGATTGCGCAAAGACTTGATTACTCGTTAGAACCACGAATGAATCGTGTGACAGTATTGTTTGAATGTTTGATGCGCCGGTTCCGTTGAATCCAACATTAAATCCAGAGGTTGCATCTGCCGTTTCGTCATCAAAGTTATCGAACACGCCTGCAACTGAAAAGGCAAGAAAGTTAGGAATGGCTGGACTGCGACCCAATACCAAACGATTTGTATAATATCTTCCACGTTCTGTTAAGATTGAACTGGTTCCTGCAATTGCTGCGGTGGATGCAAAGGCTGTTGTAATGGTGCCGACAGCTACAGTGGTTGAGGTGATGCTTGTGATGCGCATCGTGCCACCATTGCCTTGGAATAATCCGCCGACGTGATTGTTGGTGAAGATTGCACCTGAAGCGGTGAGATTGATACCCGTCCCTGTTGTGGCCGCTGGCGTAAATGTGAAGCCCGCAACGCGGTATTGGGTTCCCCCAACGACAGTGAAATCATAGGTCGGCTTCACGGAGATAGCAAAATTGCCAATGGTCCAAGTCGCCGGGGTTGCCCCGCGTTGAACTTGCTGTGGCTGGACAGAACCGAGGAGTACTAACAATCTGTGCTGCCCAGGCACGAAATGCAAATCCTTCACATTGGCAACAGTGTACATAGCTGCCGGTGTGGATGCAAGCAATGTGGTAGCGTCATAACTATCTATTGCAACGGTGCTTGTGGTGTCCGGTCTGAAAATTACTGTATAAACCAAGTCATTGTCAGCATCGTATTGAAAGTCTGCGCCGATGACTTGCGTGTAATCTGTGATAGGCGCATTAGAATTGGTACGGTCAACAATGGTATCGACGTACTTGGTACCGGGCGCAACGCGTGCAGCACCGGTCCAAAGCGGTATCATATTTCTGAGCTTGCGACAGCCTTTATTGTAGATAGGCAAATCAATTCTGGCGTAAAGGCTTGGGTCTAATTCGCCTCGATTAAAGACGTTTGACGTTGATTGATAAGCCATGTACTATCTGCTCCAATAATTTCTGCTGCCATTACCCCATTTGAATCTTGCATTCACCCAAGGGCTTGAACGCAATGAACGTGTTGGAGAATTCTGACCATCGGCAAACAAGGCTCTGGCCTGCCAGGTTTGTAAACCTTCCCTGATCCTACCCAGTAGTCTATCAGAAGTTGTGACAGAAATCGCGAGCATATCTGCCAAGGCATAGATGATATACATCTTGAAAGCTTCTGGCCATTTCGAAACAGGAACGGATTGAGAATAAATGGCAGTAAGACCTTCTTGGGTAGTGGTCAAGACACGCTCGCCGAACACGGTATAGTTAACCCAGGGATCGATGCGGTGCAGCATTAACAAATCTCCTGGTAAATCCCAGTAGAATTGCCAGCCTTCGAACTCGGGGGTGAGTGTTGTCAGTGTCCCCATGTCTGCATACTTCAACGCAAATCGCCAGCGATTACTAGAGAGTTCTGATTGAACCAAGCTGCCATAGAATGCAGCAGCATCGGTTGAAAATTTGTCATTGGTTTGCACGGAGACGATGCTGGTACGACCGCACAACATGATAGCCTGATTGATAATCTCAATGTCAGTCTGAGCAGATGCGATGGTAATTGGCATCTTACTTGCCTCCTAGAACAGGGGGCGCAGGTGGCCCCCAAAGGTTGAGGAAGATTATAGTTGTAGTGAGGAAGCTGTTTAGAATGCAGCGACTGTCACGTTAGGTGTTACAGCGGTTACAGCCACGTGAGCATTGGTGTCATTTCCATTTAAGAAGATGCTGTCACCAACTTTCAATGGGCCAGTTGCGCTTGCAACACTAGACTGAAAGTCATTGAGATATCCAGAGCCAGCGATGGTTACTTGAGTTTCGTTTGAACCCGTCGCAGTTCCGTTGTAAGACCAAACGTTCAAGCCGTCAGAGGCTTCGCCTGCACTTACTTTCTGCATGTATTTAATGTCAAAAGCCATAGTTGTTTACTCCCTTAAACAAAGTTGACGCGAACAGAACCGAGTGGGTCGATGTTGATAGCATTAGCTTCCAACCACATGTTCACTAGATAGGATGCGTGTTTGTTTTCCCAGCTGATGTCGCCGCCCAATTTCTCAGACATTGCCATACCCATGGACATCTTGTTCCAGCTGTACGCAACACCGCTTGGCAACCCGCCTTCTGGCATATCAGGCAACACAATGAAGTGAACGCCCATGATAGTCATACCGTTTAAGCCGTCGCCTGCAATGGCTTTTTGATTGACAAAGTCAGAGCTTGTTAACTCTTGTTCGTTAATCAAATCTTCTTCAGCTTCAGCATCCATCACACAATAGATGTCGCCACCGGCAGCTCTAGCTCTGTGGGCTTTAACCATTGCTCGGAACTTGTCCCAAGTGAATCCGGTACCGCCAGCCACGATGTCTGTTCCCTGCGTAGCTGTTGGAGAAGCTGCATAAGTCACAGCTGTTGCTGCATCGATAACCATCTGGTCGGCACGACGAGCCAAAGCCATTGAACAAATCTGTGTGTATTCGCTAACGGCATTCACAGCAATCTTGTTCTTGAAGCTTCTGTCGACATACTCAGGTGCGTACCAGTCTTGCAGTGTGACCTCGACATCTCTAGAAGAAATGTTCAAAGGTGTGACGGTATCCTGTGGTGCTTTCTGATTAGCAATCCCATTGCCAAACACAGGGAAGTGAACGCTGGTTCCTTTGGTTCCTGTTTTCATTCGAACTGACTGTTCTAACAAGAAACCTTTGGATTGAAATTCGATGTGAGCTTCGCTAAGGAATTGCTCGATGAGAATTTGATCTAAATCTTGAGACATGATGCCCCTCCGTTAAAGTTGAAATCCATTTCTGACTTTGGAGTGGCCATTTAACTTCCGGCTTTGGGTATCGGAAGTTAGTTGATTGGGTCCGTTTGTCCATGTAAGTATAGACCTTAATGAAAATCTTGCCTGGTCCTCCCATCTCATTAATTGAAGCAGTTGGCTTACATCTGTTATTCACCTGTGTTTGTGAGATGCACACAGAGCAATCCATGTACGCTATTATTTGCAGCTTCTTTGTGATGAAGGTGCCAAGATTGCTGAAAGAGATACAGGATTTAGAGGACGACTGAGCACGACTTGAAGTTCATATAATGCTTATTATTTGAACTTGGGAATTCTGACTTAGAAAATGGGGGCGGAAATGGAGACAGGGCAAGAAAAGTTGGAAAGAGTTC